TGGTGCTTATTGATGCCCGTATAAGGTCTCCAACGCCATACCGATTTAGAACTGGCGATCTTGCCATCAAAGATGATGTATGAGATACGTTTATCAGACTTTGCCAATGCACGAAGTTGATCCGCCACATCGGGCATGATGTCTGGCTTTGCTTTGCCGGATAGATCGCGGTCAACATCGATGGCACGTACCCAGCCTTGCTCATCAGGATTATGGTCAGACTTACGAGCTGAGTGCCGACTATCGCCGATCCAGCCGTCTGAGGTGCGATCACGATCGCCGAAGCAGTCATCGAATTGCTCACGAAGTTGTTGCCCTGCTTTGCATAATTTAGGCTTCAATTTCTCTCGCCTTAGCATCTAGATCGCAACGCTGACAGTTCCACTTAAATTGATCATTGAGAAACAATTCTTTATGACCGCATTGTGGACGTGGTGCGATAAAAGCATCTGCGGTTACATCGTAGGTATATCCAATACCTGCATAGTTATAGCGGATCTTGCTGTTGTAAGAAGTTCGGACACATGTTTGTCCTCTAAAATTGCCGTACCAAGTTTCAGGGTCTAGATCATCAATTAATTCAGTTTCATCTTTGCCAACAATGACCTCAGTAACAATCGAGTTTTCATCAAGGAATGCGTAATGAGCCATTAGACAGTTACCGTTCCTGTTCCTGCTGTGAATGAATAGATTTTATAGCCGCCAGTAGTTGTTTTTGTATAAGTTAAACCACCACCGACTGAGGCCAAATCTGATTGCGTATCTGGGTACCGAATAATGACAATGCCTGAACCGCCCTGTCCTCCATTACCCCCTGTGCCGCCAGAATCTCTCGATCCACCACCGCCGCCACCTGTATTTACTACGCCATCTGAGCCGTTAGAGTTCCCATTTGCACCAGCACCGCCACCAAAACTTGCGGTTCCTGCGGTATTTCCTCCACCACCACCGCCACCGGCGTAATTTACAGATGATCCTGAATAAGAGTTACTTGTGCCACTGCCGCCTGCGCCGCCAATTCCATTAACGGTCATCGCAGTACCGGCAGCACCAGCACCACCACCGCCACCACCTGCTTCGGTAAGATTTGCAGCAGCATTACCGCCGGCATTGCCTTGACCGGAAGGGCTTGCCGCGCCACCTGCAAAAACATTTGGAGACGATAAACTTCCGTCAGAACCAGCACCGCCACCAGAACCGCCGGCTGATCCTGTTTGGTTGCTATAAGAACCTGCTCCGCCGCCTGCAGTCGATGTAATGCTACTAAAAACAGAGTTTGATCCGTTAGAACCTTTATTAGCTCTGCTTGTAGAACCTGCTCCGCCTGCACCGATTGTTACTGTGAAGGAACCAGAAATCGAAAAGGATGTAGCAGTTTTAAATCCACCTGCACCACCGCCGCCGCCGAGACGTCCGCCGCCGCCGCCACCTGCCACTACTAAATAATCAACAGATGTGGGTTTGGCTAAACCACTTATTCCACTCAGTGCAGTAATTACGTTAGCAATCATTATGCGATTGCACCCACGACGTACCAAGTATCAGTTGCAGTCTTTATGCAAGCTGCTGATTTGTATTGAGCAAGCGTTGGAGAAGCTGCTGTTGCACCGGCTGAAAGAACAGTGGTCGTACCAGGTGTTACTGCGGAAATGGTACATGTGCCTGCTCCGATATTAAGGACAGTTATTACTGTTCCAACAGGATGAGCCACAGAAGCATTTGTAGGGATTTTGATCGCATTTGCTGAGGCATTGCTCTGGGTAATTAAAGTCTGATAAGAGTCGTTTAAGACTGTTGTGTAAGTAGTGCCAGTCTGGGCGTTGAGCGTGAACGCTACTAGCCCGTTGAACATAGCCGCGCTTAGGACATCGCCTGTAGCTGCTGGGAAACCTGTTGCCATTTATATTCTCCTAATATGCCATGATCGATTGTGAAATTATACCCGATATATTGCTTCCAATGATGAAGCCTTCAATAATGGGTTCTAGGGTCGTTACAGTTACTTGCATTGAGTTAGGCGTGATATTCCATGCAAAGCCCTGAGCCTGTAAAGTCTTAACGATGGTTGAGCCATCTGGTTGAACATTTGTAATCTTTAGATTTGAGAAGTAATCCAAGTCCAGCATTGTCGCAGTTGGTACATCTGGATCAAGTAGATCAACCGTCATAGCATCGATGCGGATGGTTGTCTCTTGTCTGGTTGCTACATAGATCTTGGCAATATTGAGAGTATCTGCATCAGTCTCAGCGATTAAATTGTCTTGGTTTGACTGGTGAGGGAAGTACTTGGCGATTGAGGTTGCATTCTCCGAGACTTGCTGAGTACCACCCACGCGAGTCATACCGGCAGAATTGATAATCAACTTGTCATCGAAAGCAAAGACTAGGTTTGTGTATGGAATGCCACCAGTTTGATTAAACTCGATTGGAGTATCACCGTACTTTTTGATCGTATTGGTGCGGTTTAGGAATACTGCTGTGCCTTCTTGGTTGAAGTAGAACGCGCCTTGTTCTGAGAACTCGGCGTTCTTGACTGCATCGAGGGCAGTTCGAGCAGTACCAGGGTCAGCAATGCAAGTTGTGTTTCCTGTGTCGATAGTGCGCATTGAAGTTGGAAATTGCACCTGATCCAGAATCTTGCCAATGCGTGTGCCGGTATCTTGACCAGCCGTAGCACTTGCCACCGTTAACACAGTTGCCTGCTGCATAAGTCTAAAAGCATCTGAGCAGACAATATCCACGTAGCCAGTTTCCTGTCCCTTTGGATAGGTGTACAAGTAATCTGTTGTATAGCCTGAGAATAGGAAGTAACCCACGCCGTTGACTGTGCCTGAGACACGCAGTTTACGCAGTGGGGTTAAATAGCCGTAGTAAGGGCTAGAAGTGTTTTGTGGGTTGAAATAGGAATTAGGATCGAGAACTCGAACAGTACAAGTGCCAGCCTCATAGGTGTCGCGCATGATATTGCGACCGCGCCTAATACTGATCTGGCGTACATCTGGAGTGAGATCAACCGTTGGTTCTGGTGTAGTAGTTGAAGCTAGTGTGCCAGTGCCTAGAACGCCGTACTTTGCATCGCCAATAGTAAACGGATAGCCGAAAGTTGCTCCGCTAGTAAAGTCGAAAGATACACTGATCTGAGCAGGTAATGTCATGGCTGGAATGAACCACGAAGTCTAGCGATTGCAGATGGAGAACCTGAAAGTGATCGGTTCAATAAGCCGCTTGAAATTGCTTCAATAAGATCGTTCTCGGATACAACATTGCCACCAACATAAACATTGACGTTGCCTGCCGCATCTGCTCGAACGCTTGTCGCTCCGCCACCGTAGGAACTGGTTATGGCATCGATCGCCGCTCCGTTGTAACTTGGAACTGTGGCATTGCCAGACACGGATGCTGGTGCTACTGGACTCATCGTAGCGATGCGGCGAGCCTGTGCCTCAATCGAATCAAGATAAGAAGCCCAAGCAGAGAATGGATTAGAAGCCTTTGGCAAGTTTGCAAGATAGGCAGTTAACTGAGTTGTCAACCCTTGGGCCTTAGCAATTTCACCAGCTAGTTTAGAAGCCTCGGAAGTATTGCCGGTGAGGATTGCTAGTTGCAGTTCCAGACGCTTGCGCTCATCCTCAGTAATCTTGCCTTTAAGTGCGGCAATAATTTCAGTTTGTTGAATATCGAACAAAGTGCCAGCCTTTTGAATTGCTGTTTGTTCTTTGATTGCTGCTGTGTTTTTCTTAGTTAAAGCGGCTAATTCTTTGGCACGCTTGGCTGCTGCTTTTTCTGCGGCTGCTTTCTTGAGTTCTGCGGCAACCGCTGGAGTAATCCCTGATACTGCTTTGCCTCGATTGGCTTCGGCTTGACCGATAGCAGCGAATTGACCAAAGTTGCCGGATAGCAAAGCCTTAGCCTGAGCCAGTCCTACACCAAAGCGGCGAATGAATGTCTCAAGTCCTGTTGAAGCCTTGTCAATCAAGTTAATAATATTTTGCAATCCACCTTGACCGCCGCCGCCAAGAATTGACAATGCATCAACTAGACCGCGACCGATCGCTTCCTTGGCATTATTTGAAGCAACGGCCAACTTGTCTAGCGATCCTGCGTAAGTATCTGCCGCAAGTTGAGCCTGTCCACCGAATAAGGTGTTAATACGTGTTTGAACTTCCTCAAAGGACATCGCTTTAAGTTGTGCCTGAGTTAATCCAATGCCGTACTTTGCGAGGGCGCGTGTCTGGCCTACATAACCTTTGGAAAGATCACCGGCAACGGTAACTACATCTTGACCACTAGCTGCTGAAAGATCAAGTGCTGTTCGAAGTAGAGATTGGCTTTTTGCTACATCGCCAGTTGTTGTAAGTAAACGTTGAAATGCTGGGCGAAGTTGATCATCAAGTACGCCATAGGTCTTTTCTAAATCAGCAATGAATAAACGAACTGAAGGATCAGCAAAAGTTAATCCTAAGTTGTTAAGTGAGCGACTGAGAACTTGTGCGGCTTTGTCATCGGCTGCGAATGCTTTAGTTGCGTTGAACGCACTACGGGCTAACTTCTGGGCTGTGAATAATCCTAAATAAGATTTGGCAAGCGTCTTAACCTGGTTATTTAACCCAATGGTTTGTTTGGCGGCATCTGTAAAGGCTTTTTTGCCTACGAACTCCGCTGCAATATCTACTTTAATATTAGTTGCCATTAGTTATATTTACCTGTCTTGGCGTTGAACTTAGCTGCTGCGCTTTCAAGTGCTTTGATAACTGCACCTTGAGTCTTTCCCTGATCCTCATTCCAAGCGCGAAAGATGCCGCGACCTTGTAATTTACCTTGACCTTTAACATCGCCACCTAATCGAGGTGAGAAGTTTCCTCCCGGATTCTTGCGTCCTGCTGTTTCGTAAATAGCACCAGCAGCAGATTTGTTCAGCAAAGAAACAAGTGAACGCCAACCGCGATAATTTGGACGGCTTGGAGAAGTCTTGTAAGTGATCCCACGTTTAGCGATTGTGGGATTGTAGGTTGGAAACTTACCTTTTCCATCTGTACGTTCAGCCCAACCCCTCAACGGAGATTGAGAAGGCATATAACCGCGAGCCTTAGCAGCGATCGGCTTTAATAAGAAACCAAGTTCTTTGGTTGTTTCCTTGGCTAGATCAGGCTCATATTGCTTCAGGGCTTCGCGGAGTTTAGTTGCGCCTTTTACTTCTGTTGGCATCCGCTTGCTCCTTTGCTCTGTCTTTCAGGGCTTGAAGTAAAGTCCTGAACATTGTGTGATCTAGTTCAATTAAAGATTGGGGCGAGAGTCCTGTCTCAAGCGATAGTCTC